AAATTAGCTTGACCATCAGCTTTAGTAAAAACTTCATTAACAAAAACTTTATTACCAAAGTATTCCATTCCCATAACCTCTCTGTATTCTTTCCTCATATCTCTTTCTTGTTTTTGTCTTAAAGCTTCATAAGGATTTGCCTTGCCTTGGTTTTTAGTGAGAAGCATTGCATCTGCTGCTAAATATCTTGTAATGCCTTGGTAATAAACTACATCACTCTGCATATCATCTACTTGGCTCATCAATTGACGCAGATGAGCGTGGTGTACGACATCAGGGTTTTGAAAATTCTTTACACTGTTATGAAATTTTCTTTTACTTCTAACTGTTCCAGCTCTTTTAGCTTCACGAGCTGATTTAAATGGACTATTCTTCCAAGGGTCTGGAGCATTTTTAAAAGCATTATAATAAGTTTGTATCTGCCACTTTCTAAATATTCCTGTTTTAACACCTAGATTTTTTCCGGGTGCTTTTTTACCTGCTGCTTGTTGTAATAACTCACTATCAAGTATTGTTCCATTAGCTACTAATTCAGATATAACTTCAAGTTTTTCTTTAGCCCCCATATTTCTTACATTGGATAAGAAAGCAGCTTTTTGCTGACCAACAGCAATATTTGCATACCTATCTATAAAACCTACACCAGTACTAGGAGTAATGGCATCAAAAGCTTTTGAACCATATTTATTTAATGTACTTGCACCAGTAAGAAATTTACCTCTACCAAACAATGATTTCATGTCTCCTCTTGCGCCTTTATTTATTGCAGATATCGTATTCCAAGCTTCACCAATAAAGTATGGTGCTGCTAGAAGAGAACCTGTACTAAAAGGAACAAAAGCTGCAGCAGAACTTAAGTTATAAGCAACTGAGTATAGTTTTTCTTTAGCGGGTAATTGTTTAACTGATTTAAAGAGATAGATAGTTTTATTATCTCCTCTTTGCGAAGCTCTTTGGTAGAAACCAACTCTTCGCCTTATGTTAGGCTTGTAAGCCATTATTCAAATGTATGAGCTGTAATAACTACAGAAAGAATTCTCCCTTGCCTACTTTTGCTAGCTCTAAGCGAATCTATTTCATAATACAAAGTTGCGTCAGTGGTATCTTGAAGTCTATCACTTGCTTTAATATCGTGATTTCCATGACAATAGACAACAAACTGTTTAAGTACAGTATTTCTACCTTGTCTATTCTCTACTTCATTTTGTAGTACTATTCGGCAAGGAACATTAGTAATGTGATTACTCCATGTGTCGCTTTGTTCACCACGTTCATCTACAGTGTTTTCATCTAATCGTTGAACATTGACGGTGTGCTCAAATAATACTTTTTTAAGCTGGCCTACCATACATTAGATAGTATCAGTAACTTTACTATTTAATGTCCTTTTGGCTCTTCTCATCTTAGACTTACATGTTTTACAAAATGGAACTAAACCATCTTTAAAACTTTTGTTACTAGTAAAAGACTTATAAGATTTTTCTTTTCTACACTTCATACAAACTTTTCTTTTTGTTTTAGTACTTACTTCCATAGTTTCAGAACAACTAATACAAACTCTTGCTCTACCATCAACAAACTTTTGACTTCTTTTAAATAAATCTACAGATAATACTTCTTTGCATGATAAACATTTCTTTTCAATAGGATTAAGTCTTTGTTTTTGTGCTATATTTTGAGCTTCTTGTATTAGTTTCTTTACTTCTTCATTTTTAAGCATCCAAGTTTTAAATGCTTCATACTTTACTGGTAAGTTTTCATACAGTTTTCTATCAGCTAATGTAAAATTACCTTTAGAAATTTCGTTAGATATGAACTTAACAACATCCATATCTACTTTATAAACAGCACCAACACCAGATTCATGTCTAATTTGCCTAACTCTTTCAGGTGTAATTCCCCATTCATCAGCCCATTCTGCTAATTTTCTATCAGGATATTGTAAAAAAAGCTTTCTTGCTTCTTCTGGCTGTGGTGTTTTTCTAGCTGGCATATAACCAGTCTAATTTAAATAAAGAAACTTTTCTTGTATTTACCTAGTAATTGTAAATCTGCTGCAGATAATATAGCTATAGAGTTCATACCTAAGTTACCTACATATTGTATAGAATAGTCACCCAATGATTCAGAATCTGCTGCAGTGAAGTTTGATGCTGCTGTAGATGTTTGAGGCCTTATTTCGCCTGGTTCTTGTTGAGCTGATAAAACTAAAGCAGCTTCTAAAACTCTTGCAGAGCTTCTAGCAGTTGCAACTTTAAAAGCTCTTGGTAAAGCTCTACCAGTACCTCCGCCAGTGTTGTAACCAGCTGTATAAGTAACAGTTATGTTATCTGGATGAGCAAAAGACCATCTTGAACCTATTCTTCTGATACGTCCATTTTCATACCATAAATAATCTGCTTGATTACCGTATGTTAATGTAGACCCATCTTCAACAACTGAAGTAACACTTAATACTGGTCTTTCTGCTAAAAATAATTCTTTAGTTTGATTTCCTGAAAATACTTCAGTGTGTGTTGAGTAATCGACATCATAACCTAAGTACTCTCTAATTACATCTTCGACTAATGGTATTAGTTCATTGGTTAAATGAGTTTCTAACGCAGAATTAAAGTTTATAAGTGCAAATGATTCAACATCCGCAGCCGTACAGAAAGCCATTATTTAGACCTCCGTATTACTTAGATTCTTTTTCGACTTTGGCAGCTTTGTTTTCTGCTGGCTTTTGAGCTTTAGCTTTTGCTGGCTCTGCTTTCTTTTTAGCAGGAGCTTTAAGTGCGCCTTGCTCTTTTAACCATGCAGTAGGGTATTCGTGTCCTGCTTTAGCAATCAAGTCTGCTTGACTAGATGGTAAATCAGCTGGAACACCTTTCCAAATCTTACCGTCAGGTAATTTATAAATATTTTGTTCTGGTACTGTGTACATAATTCTATCTTACTCCAATTATTTTTATTTTGAGTCCTTTGACTCTTCGGCACTCACTTTAACCTTCTCCTCATCAGAAACTTTTGTATCTTTAGGCTCTTTTTTTGTCCTAAATTGTTCGATGATGTCCTCAGACCTTTTATAAAATTCTTCATCTTTGACTACCATGCCAAACATTAATAATTGTGTCTTTACGTCTTTTTGGTCCATTCTTTTCTCCTTAGGTTAAAAGGGCGAATACAAATCCGCCCTTATAAACCAAATTAGTCTTATTACATTTGTGTTATTTTACAAAATGCAGTTGGACGATAGATTGCGAAACCTAGTCTCATTGTCAATCTAATGGCTAACTGATTCTTTGTAAAGAAGTCACTATGGCTGTCAGAAACAGCAAGGTCTACACCTTCTCTCATAACAACTTGTGCAGCGTCTCCGCCACCAAACTTACCAACTAATGTAGTACCAGCAGCAACAACGGTAGATGGAACGACTCTTAAACCCCAAAGTCTTGGAGTTACTGCGTCACCAAATCCGCCTGCAACTGCGAATAAAGGATTCTTAGCTGCAGCACCACTTGTTGTGGTTGCAACATCTGTTACAGATGTGATAATTTGATACCAGTCTTCAGGATTCATAACGATAGCGTCCGCTTCAACGAATGCATCTTTCCTGATTTCTGTTATAGCTTGATAAATTTGTCCTAATCTTCCTAATTCTCCAGAGTAAGAACCAAATGCAAAGGAATTAATTCCTGATTTGTTCAATACACCAGTTAGGTTAGGAGCACTTCCGTCTCCATCCATAAGTTGGTTGTCTAATCTCAATTTCATCATTGTTGATAGTCTTGAGTTAACATAACCTTGGATACTAGAAACGTCACTTAGCAACTCGTCTGTTACAGGTAAGAAAGTAGCAATCTTTCTGATTGATTCTGTTCTTTCTGTGAAAGCAAGAGCTGACTCAGCCATGGCTGCGCCTTCTGCTGCTTCAGCAGCTGCGTTTGTGAATGTTGTTTCTTCAAGATAAACGTATGCATTTTGGGAAGTTTGAATTTGGTCAAACAATCCGATAACGCTATCCGGGTCTCTTAAAGCGGTCTCCAAAATCCCAGGAGCTCTTAAGCTCTCAGGTGGATAACCAGTTGTGTTCAAAGTTGTTTTAAATTCAGCATGTGAATCTACACCTTTAACACCTTTTTCTGTATATGCTTTATAAGCATCAGAATCTGAGAATTGTTCACCAATAGTCTGTGGACCTTTCTCTTCTGGCATTACATTAGGTATAGAATTTACAGGCTCATTATCAACTTCTAAAGCTTTCTCGTTTTGAACTTTAGCTTCTTCAACTTTTAAATCATCAACAAGTCCAGTAAGTTCTGTGTTGAGACCTTTGATTTTCTCTTTGGCCTCAGGAGTGTACTTACCGTCTTCTTGTGAATCAAAAGCAGCTTTTAATTCTTCACGAGATTTTGCTATTTGTTCTTTTAGAACTTTAACTTCGCTCATGTTGTTATATATCTCCTATATATTATCTTCTACTTCTAATTCAGCATCCAGTGAATCAGAGATTGCTCTCTGTGATTCCAACCATAAGGCTTCAGCCTCTTCGTCAACGGATTCAGTGTTATCTTCAACTTCAACCGGTTCAGTCTCTGGGTCGGACTCAACCTCGACTTCTTCTGTAGATTCTTCCTGTTCAGGGTCCTCTACTGGCACAACAGGTTCTTCTGCTGGCTCGTCTTGTGGTTCTTCAGTTGGTAGTTCCTCTTCTACGTCGACGCTTTCCTCAGTCACTACTGCGCTATCACTTACATTATCAATGAATTGGTCTAATTCGACCCATGCATCTTGTAAGTCATCTTGAACAGCACGTATTGCTTCGGTGGCTTTCTCGCCTAGCTTCCTTCCATCTTTGGCACGCAACATCGCTATGGCGGTAGCTCGTACCATCAAGTCGTTTAATGCGGCAAGCACATCTTTGACTTGTTCCGAAAATGCTTTAGGGGCATCTTCTGAAATCTCTTCGTGTTCTTGTGTCTGCAATTGAGCTTCTTTTATTTTTAACAATTCCTTCAAATATTTTGCAGGATTTGCAATTAACTCTTCTGCAGTAGGCATGTCAGGAGTGTCTCCTGTCTCTTCTATACCCTCTACTTTTGGAGCAACAGAGTTTTCGTCATTGATTTCTTCAGTGACTGGCTCTTTACCAAATGAAGATGAACCTAATACGGCTTTCTCTTCATCTACTATTTCTTTTAACAACTCATTGTTAGATTTAATAGCTAGTGTGTATGTATCTTGATTTGCTCCAACTAGAACTGGTGATACTTCAAATACAGTTAGGTCTTTTAAAAACCTAGCATCTTTTTCTTCTTCACCTTCACCAAATTTGCCTCTTTCAGCATCATTGACTCTATAGCCAAAAGACCATTGCTGCATATCAGCCATGTTCTTAACTATGTTATAAGCTTCTTTACCGGATTCTGTATCCATGAAAAACGAACCTTCAAAAGTAGCTTTATCGCCATCTTGTTTGATTTCGCCTTTACCTATAGGCATATCCCACTTGTGTGCCCATACCATTGGTACAGAACCAGATTTGAAACCTGATTTTATAGACCCGGGGAGTACAATGTCTCCGTCAGAATCTAGGGAATTGAATACAGAAAAGACAGCAGAAACTTTTCCCTCGTTGTCTTGTTTAAACTCGAGGTCTATGTTTTTAACTTCTTTTTCAGACATTTACCTTTATCTCCTGTTAACAGTAATAAGGTACGCTATATTAAGAATTATTACATACGCTTTAAAAAAGTGTGTTATTTAATAGGCTTATTAATAGTTTTATTATTTAGAGCTTAAAGGATGATTTTTGGGTAATAAATCTGTATCGTAAGATTTTCTTTTGAACTTATCTTTTCTTAATGCATATAGGAAACCATTAACACGACCTAAGCCCCACTTGTATGCAGACTCTGGATGGTCATCAGATTGAGAACCAACTCCTCTTATGAATACTATTGTCAAAGTTTTTAAATCAATTGTGTATTTTGGGTTATTAGAATTATGTTCTTTTGATTTTGACACAAGAGAATCCATTATTTCTTCTGGTATAGAATGAGTATCTTTAATTTTTTCTATATACATTGTATCTGCTAATTCTTGAGCTGCTTTTTTTCTAGATTTAATAGCTGGAGTATTTTGATTTTTGGCTTTTTCTTCTAAAGCTATTTCAAACTTAGTTTTTTTTTCATTTTCAGGTTCTATTTCAAATTGTGATTCATGTAAAACTTCAGCTTCTTCTATACTGACTTTCAATTCCTCAATAACTTCACTCTTTCTAAATTTAGAATCTTTTAATCTAGTTGGTTT